CATAGTGGTAAAATCAAGGGTGTATTCAGTAGCACCAATCCAATTGATATACAGGGATTTGTTGAGCAGAACTTAGTTAATTTCATAAGTAGAACTATTATATTTACAACATATCATTCATTACACAAAGTTCAAGAAAGTGGTATTGATGTTGATACTATCTACTTTGATGAAGCACACAACTCAGTACAGAAAAACTTTTTCCCTGCTACTGATTACTTCTCACAGTATGCAGGTAGATGCTATTTCTTTACAGCAACACCAAAGCATAGTCGTTCTGTAAAACCAGGTATGAATTGGACAGAAGTTTATGGTGGTGTAATATGTCAAGTACCTGCACCAAAGTTAGTCAAGCAAGGTTATATTTTACCACCTAAAGTTAAGGTATATCGTTCAAGAATACTCAAGAAAGATGAGTTAGTTGCAGACAGAGATAATGAGCAAATGATTGGTGCTATAGATAATCTTGACAAGGACAAAGTATTAATTTGTGCCAAGTCAACAAGACAAATTGTTTCACTTATTTCTCAAACTGATTTCGTACAACAGTTAGCAATTCGTGGTTACTCTTATATGTTTATCACAGCAAAGACAGGTGCTATGATTGATGGAGAGAAGGTCGATAGAGAGACTTTCTTTAATACTCTTAATGAGTGGGGTAGAAACGGAAAGAAGTTTGTTGTACTACATCACAGCATACTCTCAGAGGGTATCAATGTCAATGGACTTGAAGCAGTATTGTTTATGCGTTCTATGGATTACATAGGTATTAGTCAGACTATTGGTAGGGTTATTCGTAAGGGTAATGCTGACAAAGTATTCGGACTTGTATGTGTACCAGTATATTCAAATGTTGGTATTACTACCGCAAGAAAGGTTGAAGCAGTAGTCGATACTATCTTCAACAAAGGTCAAGCAGCTACAACAGTTATTACACGATGATTAATAATCCATTTGATAAAATTAATTTTTTGTTCCTTAATAATTATTATTATCAAGCACCTTGTATTAATTTCAAGGAGATAGAGGATATTGTTAATACTTATACTGAGGATGATATAGAAAATGATCATTTTGATTGGGGAGAAAATTGTGACATGGACAGGACACCTGTTAGAAATTCAAATATATTACCATTAATTTCGGATAATATTAAAGCGTTTGCAGATGAGGTTGGTGCAAAGTGCAAAGTCAAACTCTGGGAGCCTTGGTTAAACACATATAAGAAAGGACAGTATCAAGATGTACATGACCACGCTGAACATTATTTTGCTGCTATTATTTTTATGAATGAAGGAATTGATTTTGCTAAACTTTATTTTATGGATAGGCAAAAATCCTTTTCTCCACCTTTTATACAAAATGTATTTCAAATGGATGATGTATGGTATCCTCATGTTAGTAAAGGAGATATAATTATATTTCCTGGTCATATGTTACATGGTGTATCCCCACATAAAAATGATTATATTAGAAAAACATTATCATTAAATATTGATGTACTTGAAGCACAAAAATTATGAGTAAGATAGTATTAGTCACAGGTGGATTTGACCCCATACATACAGGTCATATCTCATATTTTAAAAATGCAAAAGAGTTATATCCACACACACCTTTATGTGTAGGATTAAATTCTGATGATTGGTTAATTCGTAAGAAAGGAAAGTTTTTTCTTCCGATGAGGGAGAGAAGAGCGATAGTCAAAGAATTAAAACCAGTTGATTTGACAATCACTTATGATGATACGGACAACTCATCTTGTATGGCAATATTCAAGTGTTTACAAATGTATGATAGAGTGATATTCTGTAATGGAGGAGATAGAGTAAACACAAATGTACCAGAGTATCTTAAATTTCAAGAGAATGATAGAGTTATCTTTGAGTGGGGTGTTGGTGGCGATGACAAAATGAATAGTAGTTCGTGGATTTTGAATGAATTTTTAAAACGATGAATAGAGTTTTATTTCAATCTAATTTTTATGTAAAATTTAAAGCACCTAATAGTCAAGAGTTAATTGATTATATTGAAAGTATAGATGATTCTTTAATTAATAATCAAATATTTAATTGGGGTAAAATGTGTTCTTCTGATAAAATTGCTTTAAAATCACAGGAGTTAATGAAATTTATATCTCCTAATATAAATGAATTATATGAGAGACTAAAGAGTAAATTCTTTTACAATCTTTACGACCCTTGGCTAAATCTTTACAAAAGAAAAGATTTTCAAGAAATTCATGCTCATCATCCATGTCATCTATCCTCAGTATTTTTTGCTAATGATGGAGAAGGATTTTCAAAGTTTTATTTTTCAGATAGACATAGCAATGACATTCATCCAAAATTAGGAAAATTGATTGGTTATAAACCTATTAATGTGGTAGAATATAATAGAGGAGATATTTTATTCTTTCCATCATATTTACTTCATGGAATTACACCCCATAATAGTGATACTATTAGAAAAACTTTATCTTTTAATTTTGACATTTTAGATTGATGAGAGACACAATTTTATTTGGAGATTGTCGGGAGACACTTAAAGAGTTTGATGAACAGGCAAGAACCTGTATCACATCGCCACCGTATTATGGACTTAGAGATTATGGTGGAGAAGATAAACAAATCGGACAAGAACAAACACCTGATGAGTTCATAGAACAGTTAGTATCAGTATTCCGAGAGGTAAGAAATGTACTTACTGATGATGGAACTTTGTGGGTAAATTTAGGAGATAGTTATTATAATTATCGACCAGGAAAAGGTCAAGCACTTGTCAAACAATCAGTATCTAAAACGAAACAAGACTTACCAGATAAATGTGCAAAGAGAGCAAATAAATTAGAAGGACTCAAAGAAAAAGACCTTATCGGAATCCCATGGCTCTTTGCCTTTGCAATGAGAAATGATGGATGGTATCTACGACAAGATATAATATGGCATAAACCAAATCCAATGCCAGAGAGCGTGAGAGACAGATGTACGAAGTCACACGAATATATATTTTTATTCAGTAAAAACAAGAAGTATTACTACAATAATGAAGCAATCAAAGAACCCGCAAAAGATTGGGGAACAAGAGACAGAACAAATGGAAAATATCACAACGAAGGAACAGGACTCCAACCACATAGCGGACTTACAAAATCATATCCAACAAAGAATAAACGCTCTGTCTGGTCAGTAACAAACAAACCATATCGTGAAGCACATTTTGCTACATATCCACCTGACTTGATTGAACCTTGCATACTAGCAGGGAGTGAAGTTGGAGACATTGTATTAGACCCATTTATGGGTAGTGGCACTACAGCAGCAGTCGCAAAGGCACTTGGTAGAGATTATATTGGGTGTGAACTACACGAAGACTATGGTAACTTAATTCAGAAGAGAGTGCAAGAATATAAACCAGTTCAAGAAGTGGCACAAGAGCCTTGCATTAACATCTTAGATATTATATAATAGAAGAGTAAACAAAAGAAAGACAAATGATTGAAGGATTTGTATTAACACTTGCCTTAATGACCTTTTGTATAGGTTCATCAATGGCAATCATAAACTTCGCAACTAAAGGGAGGTTATTCTAATGCGTTGTAAAGTAGAACTTTATGTAGCAGGTCAAACTTTTACTGAAGAAGTAAGAGCAGTTGACTATCAGGAAGCAAGACAAGTAGCACTTGCAAGAAACCCTAACGCTAGGATTATTAGTGTAACAGCAGTGTTCTAATGAATTTAATTGAAGGAGATTTTGTTAATAGAGGTAGGGGTAACACCTATTTTGAGGCTACTATAGTCGCAACAGGTGGAAATAAATTTGAACCCCTTATGTCGCAAGGTGTTGTATTACCTGATTATTATGTGTCTGCTGACGGTAGATACGCTTCAACTAAGAGGGGGATACGAATACTTGACTATACAAGAAAACAGAGTAATCAAGGTAAGAATTATAAAAAACCATTAGCATTTAATGCTAGTTTGCCACAAGGATTCTTTAAAGATTATGATTACACTACTAACACATCTTCTAATAATCTCAATGTAAATGTTAGGTATCATAGAGGAGTTATTGAAACTTGGAAACCCATTGATAAATATCCACCTATTCCAAAGGAGGATTGGGATGTAACACCTGAGTCTGCAAAAGAATTCATAAGGGCATCAGCATATGTTGACCATATAGATGGGGATACATCAAACAATCACATTGATAATCTTAGATGGTGTACTCCAAAACAAAACTCCAAAGAGAGAAAAAATTATGACAAGAAAAGTTAATTATCAAACTTTTTATCCTACCACACTCCCCTCTTTGTTAGATGCCAAAGTTGGTCAACCAACTGGTTATGTAACAAAGGATGGTTCGTGGGCTGCAGTTCCGTCAGATGGTAGAAAATTTGCCATTGTTCATAATGGTATCATTGAACA